TTGAACCTATCGGAAGCTGACCATTAGTAGCCGCACCCAAGGCCGTAATTGCATCAGTATCAGAACCAACCAGCAAAGAGTGGTCTGTAAGCGCAGCCGCACCAGTACCACCATAACCGACAACCAGCGGAACATCCACAGAGCTTAAACCTTTGCTGGCATCGGTAAACACAAACTCACTGGCATCAAGTCCGGTTAAAGTAAGTCCGGCAAATGTCGGTTTTGCGTTTGAACCAATACCAGTATTCAGCTTTTGAAACGCTCTGGCAATAGATTCAGGATCATTGGCGTCAATAAAAGGCAAATACATTTTATCTCCAACGAGTTATTCCTGAACTTGTTCCACCAGAACGATAACCCCTTCGGCCACCACTTAACGCACCAGCAACGCCCTGTTGGTGTGACATAGCGGCAGGAGAAACACCCATAGCCCATTGTGCCCCGGGCGCTGTTTCTGCCTGTCGCTGACTTAAACTTGCACTTTGAGAAGCAAGACCACTGAGTGTGTTAGTTGTCGGCATGTTGCCCTGAATAAAACTCGTTAAATTAGTTATAGCGTCGGCTAAACGAGACTTTCTAATACCCTCCGATTGCTGTTTCATTCCAACTGATTGCGCAACGGGCAAAGTTGTGCCACTCAGCCCCCGACTTGCGGCACTTTGTTCAATAGCAGCACCAGCAGCGGCTTCATCCCCGGCCATAGCCCCCGGCCCAAACAAATTAGCGACACTTTGCAAAGAACTTAATCCCTGTCCATACTGTTGCTGTCGCTCCTGCATAAATCGCTGCAATAAATTACTCAAGCTAATTGCCATTATTTTTTCCCCTTTTTCTTTTTGGGCAAATAAGTTTTATCACCATAATATAATTCTCTTAGTCGGCGTTTGGTTTTTTTAATTAAACCTTCTTCAGCCTTCTTAGCCTTAGTTTGCTTTTGTTTTGCAACATTACTCTCATGCAATTTAACGGCTTCTTTATGACTTTTTTGAATTGATTGTGATTTATCAAACACCCTTCGTTGTTTTGCTGTTAATCCCATTATTTACTCTTTCCACCTTTCTTACCGCTTATAAGTAATCGCTCAAGTCCCCATGTCTGTGCTGCCGTGCTGTTACCTATTCTAATCCCTGCAAACACCCCTCGCACTTTTTTGCGATGATATGCGCCTCGACCGCGCCCGGGCGCAGTTATCGTACCAGACACATTTGGACTTGTGTTAGCTTTTAGTTTGCCAACTACTTCATCGGCTGACCTGCCAACCCACATTTTATATGTTACGTTATTAGAATCGGTAAGTGTATCACCAGACAACCCACCTGTTGTTACTCCAACCAATGAATTAATCACACCTTCGTTGTTTTCCTTATCTAAAGGAATCGGGCCGAATGTCACATAACTATCAATAGCAGAATTTGAATCATCAGCAAGAGCATCACTTTTAGCATCGTCATCGTGTGCATAAACATAACCATTATTACATCCAAGCAATAACTTTTTATAATCTGGGTTAGACGCTTCATAATAAAACGCACTAAATACACCATGTTCTGCGTTATATGACTCAGGAAACAACCCACCTGTTTTCAGATCATACCACCAACAAGAATTTGCTCCGGTTGCAAGAGTTGTCTTAAATATATTTATACCGTGTCGCTGACGATCATAAGCCACTGTTAATTTGTGCGTCCCCGGGGTATAAGCCAAGTCTTTAATAAAATCGGGATAACTTTCTTCGGTTAAATTTTTAGCACCGCCAAACCCTTTGGGAATTATTAATATGCCTGTAGTTGCAACGATAATTAAGTTACCTTCTTTATCTTTACACCAAGCATCAGCACCAAGTATTCCCGCTGTGTCGTCAAACTGTAATAAACTCCCACCTTCTGCCGGATCACCTGCAAAATTCCACAAAGAATTGGCACAGCCAACAATCAAATAATCTTTATTATATGGAATAATTGTTATAACATCATCACCGACTTCACCGGCTTGTTCTGAATTTCCGCCGCGTATCGGTGCGCCTGCATCATTAGCAACCCAATGCCAATCCCAAGGATTAGCTTGCCTCGGCATGTACCATTGATGCGAATAATCTTCATCACCCGATATAAGCGCGCGACCACGCCAATTACAACCAGCAGTAGCTTTATCTGGCATTACGCCATAAATAGAACTGTTACCATAAACAGTCCAGTCATAGAAATGTGGTATAGTCGGAGCAGTTTCAGTTGTCCCTGCCTTAATATCAAATTTAACAGTAGTGTCGTCACTATTGGTTCCACTAACCAATTCACCAGCTACAAAAGCGGTCGTATTGGTTTTCTTACCATATATATAAGCAGCATCATCTATAGCTGTAATATAATCAACAATCATTCCAGCACCACCGGCACCCGTTATCTTAGTGCCGTGCATCGGATATGATGTTGCTCCTGCAACCGTGTCTTTAATATCATCAGTTTGAATTTTATAGTTAGTAAAATCAATGACTTTTTTAACCGTGCCGTTACAAACAAACACCTTACCATAAGCCTCAAACATACTCAGGGCGTATGCTTCAGCATTAATATTACCTACTGAATCGGCCAATTGAGTCATCGTTCCAGCAGCGGATTCATACCATATTTCGCTCAACGAAGCGGCAACTAATTGTTTGGTAACTTTACTGTCAGGTGTCACTAAACCGGGAGAATAAGTAGTAAAATAAAAATCAAAATCGGCAGTGCCGTCAGACCAAGCCACACCGCCATTATTACTTGTAACCATTTTCCCGTCTGTATAACCTTCATCAATTGAATAAAACGGAAAAATGGCGTTTAAGACATTGCCACCTGTACAGCTAATAACAATTGCATAAGTTGTAGCCGCCGTTAGTGCATAATTTGTTAAATCAAACTCATAAACCGCTCCATCTGTGTCATCTGTTATGTCCGTACCTGTCATTGTAGCAGTTGTCAATGCTACACCTGTTGGCCTAAGATTGATGTCAACCTCATAAATACCAACAGTCACTATGCCCGGATCATTTTTGCGGTACATTTTTATTTTAACTGAATCAATTGTATATGCAGCAACAGTTAAAAAGGTCTGCCCCTTCCAGTTATCATCATACAAAGCATAACCGGCTGTAGTTGTGTTAGTTGTATGTGATTGTCTTTCAATAGCCATTATGTCACTTCCACTGTTGTTACTGAACACATAGCGACAACGGGTATAGCTGCACTTGCAATCCGTTGTGTATAAACCTTACCCATCCCCGGTCGTTGTCCACCACACAATCGCCCATCCCAATACGGACGAACATTATTCAAGTCTTGAGACGTATCAAGCGGCTGTTTGCTGGCCGGAAGGCCGACACACTTACCACGTTTAGGAAAATTGAGTTCCATTTCCTCTCCTATATGACACACTAACCAAGTTAGTGTTCCACAATATAACAGGGGCAGCTTATTAAACTGCCCCCGATACCGCTTGCTTATCCCTCCCGTAAGCAGTGGCGGTCGTATAAACTATTAATTCCTTCCACCTTCCTGTGCAATGCGAACCATGTCAACACTCATTTCAGCATCAGCATCATCACCCTCGATTTGAGCAACGGCACTCAGACACATCACGGCATTAGGAATATCATCAGCATCGGTGCAATGTGCAACCAACACACCATTACGATAGAAGTCTATTCTATCCAAACCATCAATTACGAAACCGAGCATAACCCAAGTTGCATCCGCGTTGGCACCGACATCAGTATTCTTTTCCTCCGATGTGGTTCTTGAACAAATAGCACTAATATAGTTATCTGTACTGGCAGCTTCATGGTAAAATCCACACTTATCAACGGTGTCATCTATTGCACCGGCATCAATTATAGTCGTGCAAACACCAGATAAACCAATAAAATATTGATCGGTGGCATCGTTCATCTTAACCCGAAACTCACCCCAGATCTTGCGGCCAGCGGCAGGTCTAAACATACAATTCTTCAACTGCGCATTAATACCGTCATCGGCATTAGCATTACCAACGGAATCAAATTCAATAACTCCACCCTGTTCATCTTCACACTCATTAATAGCACCGGAATTTTCCTGCGTAACCGTCCAGCCACAATCGGTGGTAGGATCAAACGGCCCAAGAAAGTCATCCTCGTAAACGAAGCCTTCTTTAGCTCCACACTTCAACGCAAGCAAAGGACAATCGGCCCAAATCTTATGGTTGTAGCCATCAGCCGTACCATCAGCCAAAGCAAACAAATGTTCGTTGTCCCGCATATCAGCGAGTTTGTAACCTGCATTTCCACTATTCATTTTCTTCTCCTTTTCCTTGACCTCCGGGGCGAGAACCACCCCGGGCCAAATTGTTAATCATCAACGTGCGTTACATTATCCCACTGACGCCAGTGGTGTACTGCACGCGACCCAGACTTCATTCTACCCACTGATTTCGGGCCACTTCGCCCGTCAATCTTATGAGCATTTGGTAAATCAAATTTCAAAAACTTATCCATAGACCCGGCAGCAGCATCCTCAAAATCCATTTCTGCCTGTGCCTTGCAAGCGGCTAACACTGCCTCATCAAACTGTGCCCCGGCTGGATGTCTATAACCATCGGTAACAAACATATAAGCTTCTGTAGCATGAGGGTTGACCCCACCAGCAACACCATTTACCGTTAGCCAATCAACCACGTCAAATTTACCACTTGCAGCCGTATAACCTGTCACTTTAGCATAACTGCCAATGCCCACTCCGGCTACACAATAAACATACCAGCCCTTAAAATAATCGGTAGAATACTGATTAGCTATTCCGCCGAGTGTCACACTATCATCACCGGAAGCAGTAGTAATTTCAACAATACCCTGTAAATCATTAAACCCAATTCGATATGGGAATGTCACCGTTTTGGCCTCTGTTGGTGACGGATCTACAATCAACTCCCACCTTCTTCTAACGGGGGACGGACGTACAGCAGCTATAGTCGGATTGCCTGTACTAACTGAACTTTCACGCTGGAATCGCACATCACCTTCATGTGTCCATGAAATAACATGACCTGCATTGGAATCTTTGCCATAGGTAATCCTGCCGGTATATTCACCCATAAACGTATCGGGCAGATAATATCTGGCCTTATCACCGGCAACTGTTTTTAGGTTTGTAATCGAAAAGCTGTCACCCACCACCGGAACGCTGCTGCTGGTTGTTTCATCATAATTCAACCACGCTGTTACTGTCACCGTACCACTGGCCGCTTCATAACTTGCAACTTGAGCATAGATTTCTTTGGTTTGGTCGTAAATATAATAAGTAGCAGGCAATGAAGCATCGGTAGTATAAATGCTGGATAATGTAGCATCAACTAAAGTCGTGGCATCACCATCCTCAACTGTACCTTCCGTCTGGACTGTAGCGAGCGTAATACTTGCCATCCGGTTACGCCATTGCCAGCCATTCGGCGGGGCATGAGCTATGAACATCTTGATGCCGTCATTGACACAGCGCAGACACGAATCGAAGTTGTGTGAATCAACAGGAATGCACGCTTTACTTGAACCCGCACTGCCATAATAAGCCATATCAGCAGCAAGAGCAGTTCTAAGCAGTAGATCTTCAAGTATATAGGCAGAAGTTTGTTCACTCATAGTGTTCCTCCACTGCTTTTCTGGCTTTAATCATCCACTCAAAGACGATCTTTTCAGCAGCGGCAAAATCTGTTTTAGCTGCCACTGGAATATCGTCTTTAAGAATATCATCCACAGCCTCATGGTAAGTATCGTTTGCTTTATTCAGTTTTTCCAGCGGGTTCGACATCTTTCTTATCCTCTTGCTTCTCTTTGGCACCATCGAATAACAATCCAAGACTCTGTTGTAATGTCACATGCTCTTGCCGTGTCATTCTTGAATTAGCAATCAAAGCGTCTATATTATTTTTTGCCTGTTCCAATGTCATCATATCATTTCCTCCTGCGTAGGGATTAATAAAACTGAAGTGACGCCCCACGCCGGAGCGCCACCCCAGTAAAGAACTACTTGTTACTTCTGTTACATCTGTTACGGATTAATCTGCAAATTGATAAATGGTGCAGCACAGCCAGCAAGTTCATAAGTTGTCTCAATAATGAAACCAGCCATTTGATAATTATAATCAGTGTCAGCCGCAGCGTCACCAGTAATACCAGTATTAATTGGTACAACTGCACCTTGGGTATCAAACACATACTGTCGTCTTCTAAGGCCTGTACCATAATTTCCAGTTCCACTAATTCGCAACGGCCCCCAAGTTTGAAGCCAAAGGTATTCATTAAGTGCCGCCGTAACATTAGGCATACCCATAACTGAATTATGCAAACTATTACTCTTAGCCACGCACGCATAAGGATTGGCAAGAATTTCACAAGTTGAAGTACCAAATGTTAAAACATGGTCTAAACTTGCATCAAGATATATAACCATACTTTCATCAGTAATAGTAACAGCACTATTACCAATAATCCCTCTTTGCTGTCGATAATTTCCAGTATAAAAAGAAATATATCCGCCACGAAGTTCATCTTCAGCAACAACACCAGTTCTTTCCGCAGGAGTGCGACTTGTGGAATCACCAAGAGTGCCAGCAGTGAATGTAACTGTTAACTTCTTTGCACCAGCACTCACTGATGGAAGTGTTACAGCATTATTATTGCCACCTGCTGTTTTACAAGCTACCAAACAAGCAGCATTTTTAACGCCAAACTGGTTAGAATCAATAGCTGTATATCCACATTTAGCATACCTAAATACACGACTATCAGGTAATGCAACTCTATCACCAATATTATATGATGGGTGTTTTATCGTAGAATGTGTATATAAAAAATCCCAATCTGTCTGAGTGTTAGACAGAACTGTCCCTTGTTGGTCGAGACTTATACTTTTTGCTATACCTTTACTCATTTAACTCCCTCCTCAAAAACAGAGTGACATGTGATGTCACTCTATGAATTATATAGCCTTGTGAATTACATACCCGACACTTCTTTTATTTGAACAAAGATTCTGATGGGCGCCATCAATAAAGACTGTGTAAGTCGTATGCTGACCAGTCGAGGTCATCGGCTTCTTCTCTTTCATCCAGTAACCATCGTGGACGATAGGAATGAAATACTTGAAGTCAACATAATAGATGGGTGCCGTTGCAGTACCCTGCTCAGGATCGGTGTAACCTTCCAGTTGCGGAACCGGAACAACAGGTGTGCGGTTAATCATTGCCAACACACCGTCTTTGACAGTCAGATTGCCAAGCACATCTTTGCCCTTGTGGTTGTCGTCTCTGGCATCTGCCAGATCCATCAACTTGGCAACTGTCTCATAGTCGGCATAATGCCGCTTCTGTGCAGTACGCTTGTTACTCGGATCGTTGACAATAAGCGGGGCTTTGAAGCGAATGTACATAGCGGCCAAACGACAGGTCTTTAGGAAATCATTATTAATCTCCGTGTAAAATCTCGCTTGGTTCCGCCACTTAGGTTCATCAGCAGCATCAATACCCGCACAATTCGTGCCAGGCGTACCATCCTGATAGGTGATGGTCTTACCAACAAAACCTTCGGTAGTCGTATCGTGAGTAATATGGTTGATGTAATACGGAATACCATACGGGTACTTCAAATCAGTTGCGCTTGTTGGGGTTTTCCATCCACGCTCCTCAATCAGATTGGCGAGATCGTGCAGGGCATCAATTCGCTTCGTCTTGTAGAGGTCAATGATTTTCTTGGCATTGTTTTTGTTTTGGAGAATCTCCAACTCATCCCAAGAGTAATCAGTGCTAAGGCGTGTAAACTTAACCTCAATTTCGTGCAGATGATCGCCGGTTCTCGGCGTATCAGTTTCATAATATTCACGGTATTTGGCTTGACCAGTTGTTCCGATCATCACTCGCCGTGAGATAGATTTTCCGCCGTCAACCTTCATACTGTCTTTGTTGTATATTCGGCAGAACTCATAATCCTGATCCTCCCACATAACCTCAAACTCGTTTTTGGGAAGATCCTTTTGTGTTGCTAATAGAAAATCAGCAAGCTCATCAACATTCTTGGCCATTTAATACTC